CCACCGTCAACAGACGAGCACAGCGGCTCCGCGACCGGGAAGAAGCCCTCCAAGCGCAGCGGGTCATCCGCCACGAGCAGCGGCGCATCGCGATAAGACGGCGCCGCAAACACCACCTGCCGCTTAGCCTTGTCCCACACCTCCCACACGCGGACACGCCCCTCGCGCGCCTTCTTGTCGCGCTGCTCGCTGCCGCCGTCCGCCGCGTCAGTGCTGACCTGGCGCCGCGCGTCCTCGCCAAACTGCGCGCCGATCTCCGCTCGCGTCATGTGGTGCTCGAACGCCACCCACGCGACATCGCGCCAGCATTCCGACGGCGACACGATGAACCGACGCCACGGGACATGTCGCACCCGCACACGCTGATCGATCAGATGGCCATCTGACAGCACAGGCTCGTAGAGAACCCGCGCCACGCCACGGCCGACCACCAGCATGTCGGTGACTGCTGCCAGCAGCTCCCGCATCGCGGAATCATCGAGCGCGACCGCCAGTACTCGCTCGACGACAGCCGCGCCAATGCGCACCGCCTCGTCCTCTGCAAACCCCTCGCGATAGCGGATGTCAGGGATCGGCGGGGCACTCAGCAGGTGCGGCCGGATCGTGTCAACGTTCGCGCGCAGGATCGGGAAGTCCCGCGCTGCCTCAACCCGGTATTGCTTCTCAGCCGACGGCGCCACCCTCTCGCGCCACGCGCGGTCCCACTCGCGCGCCTCCTCTATCCTCCGGCACCACACACCGGCGATATTGCCGTCTAGTTCCTCACGGTCTTCGCTCACGCGTCTGCGCCTCGGACAGCTTCACCAGGTCGCCGAATGTTATGCCTGTTTTCCCACCGCGCGCAAGCAATGTGTATTCGGTCCTACAACTCTGGCGGATGTCCTGCCTCGCAACGTACGGCCGCGCCATCACTCCATACCGCAACGCGTCAACGGCATGGTCCTCGCCGTCGGTGTCCATGTCCTCCAGCCGCGCCCGGTCGTGCTGCATCATCGGCATGGTGCGAATCAGGTGCACACACTGCTGCGAGATGTAGAGCGCAGGCCTCTCGCCATCGCCGCGCAGCCGCGCCCGCACCTGGTCCCAGCCACTCAGCGCCCCGACGCCACCGACACGCCGGTTGTCCGCCGGCCGGAATGGCGGGTGGCGGGCCTGCTGCTTGCCGCCTGCGGCTGCGGCCAACGCCCTGTTGAGCCGCTCGCCGATCGACGGACCGCCATCAGAGGCAAAGGCCGCAGGATCGAGGACGCCCCACCTCACATCGTCCCACCGCTCCCGCTCGACGATGCCGGCCGCCACCTCCTCCGCCGTCAGCCGCAGCCCAACATTCGGCGACGCGCACCCATACCACTCGCGATACACCACGAGCGCGCCACGCGGGATCGCCGGCACGCTGCCATCGGACACAGCGAACCACAGCACGCAGAACGGCGCCGCGAACCCCCAGTCCATCGCCCGGTAGCGCGCCCACTCCCGCGGGAGGCGGCATTCTGTCATCACGTGGCGAGCAGACCGGAACTCAGAGAAGAACTGGCCGGCGACCGCGTCCCAGTCACCATCGAGCCACGCGCGCACGAGCTCCGGCGAGCCGACGAGGCGGAGCTGCGCGACGTAGTCCTCGCCGAGGAACGGGTTGTCGGACACCCGCGATGGAAGAAAGATCCTGCTCCTGCCGCCCTCCACGATCGTGGTCCAGCCCGCCGGCGCCGGGTCAATGAACCGCGCCCGCACCCACGGCTGCCCAACGCCGCCAGGGTTCCCGGTCGCCCGCATCCCCACCGGCACGCCAGCTCCGCTCCGCAGCGTCGCCATCAGCTTGCGGTAGGGGTCGATCGTGGGAAACGTGCCAAGCTCCTCGAAGTAGACGCGCGTGAGCGACCACCCCTGATAGGCGTCCGCATCTGCATCTCGATCGAGATAGCCGAACCGCAGCCGCGCCCCGTTCTCCATGACCACATAGGGAGGATTGCTGTCATAGACCTTGGCGCCGAGAGGCAGGAACATTTGCCTCGCGCGCTCGACTGTCTCGACGAGCTCCGTGCGGTGGCGCCTGACCATCAGGCCGACCGCATCTGCCCCGTACCTCTGCGAGTGCACCAACCACTCGCCGAGCACGCCATCGGTCTTGCCCCCGCCCCGGCTGCCCCCCGCCAAGACCTCGAAATGCGGGCACGTCAGCAGCGACCGCTGCATCGCGTTGCATGGCTGCCAGACGCGCACGGTGCCGTCTGGCGAATCGCTCACGGCTCACTTTCCGCGTCGATCACGATCGGCTTCGCGTCCTTCGCCCAGTCCGGCGCGTAGCGGCGCTGCCAGTCCTCTGGGGTGATCGGCTGCAACGTCCCCTCCGGCACCTCGACGACGTAGCGGACCTCGGCCTCGCTCCGCACCTCTACACTCGACAGCCGCGGCGCGACGTACGGCAGCAGGTCGAGCAGGATGCGCGCCTTCAGCCCCGCGTGCGTGCTCTCGCTCCGCACGATGGCCGCCAGCTCGGCGACCACGTTGACACCCGCGTCAGACAGCGCCTTCTGTACGGCCGTCTGGTGGCCTGTGGTGAGCGACCGCCCTCTTGCCTGCCTTTTCCCCCTCATCACGCCACCTCGCCCACCACAGCCGTCCTGGCGGGCCCTGAGCACCGCGCCGCCGCGCGCCCCACCAGCGCATCACCATGACGCCTCCACACCCGCACCCGCTCCGCCACGAGGTCAAGCCACTCCGGGCCACACCCGAGCGCGTCGACGATCTCATGCGCCCCGCATCCGGCCAGCGCCATGTCACGGACCACCGCCACATCGACGCCGGCCCCGACTGCCGCCCGCGTCCTGTCGAGATGATGGCGTGCGCGCCAGATCGCGTGCCGCGCCTGCAGGTCTGCCACGATGTCCACGCCGCGCGACAGCCAGTAGCGGCGAGCCTCGTCAGGCACCAGAAGCGGATCGAGTGGCATCTCCATTTTTACTACCATCGGTAATCAAAAGCACACGCCTGCCACAACCCCGGTGTAACCTCCTTATTATATATAATAAGGTTACACCGGCGTTGGCGGTTTGAAAGCAGTTAAGTGTCTGGGATTGTTGGTGAAATTTCAAGAGCGTTTTTGCGTTCAAGAGCGTTTTAGAGCCATTCTTGCTCTTGATTTTTTTTTCTGTGTTTTCAGTGGCTTGGAGTGTTTTGCGAACCGTTCTTAACTGAAACGCTCTTGATCGAAGAGCGGTACGGTTCCGCAACCCTTGGTAGGTTTACCGGGTTGCACGCCCTTGTGGTTAGGGCGATCGCGGGCATTATGCGGCCGCGGTTGCGCCTGTGTGGCACATTCGTTTTGGTACGACAAGCAATTTTTGTGGTGCGCGGTGCTGGGTGCGCCGGTGGATGACTAGCGCATCGCCAATCACCACGAGGCCTGATCGCCTGGAAGCGGGGCCAGGTGACGCGGGCAGAAGCAGTCATCGCCGCCCCCGCTGGCCGTCAGTCGTCTGATGTCGGGCGTCGACCGCCCCGCTCGGCGAACGCAACCAGGTCAGCGAGCCGGTAGCGAATGGTATTTTGACGCTATTTTCCGTCGCGGGAATACCATGTCGGCTATGCGTCCGGTCGGTTGAGTCTTGCCGCCTTCATCGATGGCGGCGCTATTCGTCCGGTCTCATGCCTGCGCCGCGGCGTCGACCGCCCCATGACTTTTTCTGGCTGACGCCTGCTGCGTGCATGGCGCGGTGCACGGTGCTGATTGCGCATCCGAGCTCCGCGGCGATCTGGGCTACAGTCATCCCTATGCGCGTCATCTCAACGATGTCTTCGGCGATCTGGCCTGACGCGCTTCTCCACGTCCATTGGAGGCCGTCCGCGGTGTCGACGAGTGACGCATGGATGTTCTGCGGCTTTTTCGCGCCGCGGAGGGCCTCAAACTCGACGGTTATATCCGTTTTGCCCTGCGCGTCGTTGTCTGCGGCCGATGCGAGCTTGATTACGGCGTTGAAGATGGTGGTCCTTGCGACGGTCCCGAGCTGCGATCCGCTCTTGCCGGCGTGGTGGATCAGGATCACGGCGACGCCGCGGGTGCGCAGTCTGACGATCCAGCGCTGGATGTGTTTCCAGTGCGCGATCTCGTCGAGGTACGAGCGGCCGCCGCTTGGCACCGATGAGAGGGTGAGCAAATTGTCGAGTACGACGAGCTTTGTCTTCTCGCTGATGTGGCGCTCCACGGCGAGTTGGCCTGCGCGCAATGCGATGTCGATGGGTTCCACGGCCCCGCTGTCTGGCGTCAAGAACGTCAACTCCGCCGGCGCGGTCCCGAGCTTGCGCAACACCCGCTGGATGTCGTTTCGGCCCATTTCGCCGTCTACGTAGAGCACGTGCGAGCCTGGCTGCCGGTTGCGCCACCCCAGGCAGACTGGGGCGTCCCCCGCGAGCGTGCAGGCGACGCTTGTCGCGAACCAAGTCTTGCCGACGCTTTTGCCGCCGTAGACGAGCGCGGCGTACCCTTCTCGGAGCCAATCTCCGAGCAGGAGCGGTCTGTCCTGTGCGTCTGGCTCTGCGGCGAGCTCGGCGGCGGAGACCACGGTCGCGCCCATGCCGGCCTCGCTGAGCGTGGTCGATAGGGTAGCTATTGCGCCCTCGACGATCTCGTCAGCGGTCCGGTCTCCAGGCTCGTAGGCGCTGGCGATGATCTCCTCGGCCTGCGCGATGATCTGTCGCCGCACCGCCATGTCGCGGATCAGCAGTGCGTAGTCGCCGGCGACCATAGGCGTGACCGCGTGATCCGCGATGCCAATGAGTTGCGCCACTGGTTCCTCGTACACGCCGAGGAGGTATTCTCGGAGTGTCAGAGGGTCGGCTGTGCGGTCTGCGGCGATGGCCTTACCGATTGCGTCCCACACAGCGCCATGCTCCGACAGGGCAAAATGGTCGGCGCGCAGGATGCCTGACGTGCGATCGTATGCTCGGTTGTTGACTAGGATCGCACCGAGGACCGCGCGTTCAGCCTCGACGCTGTGCGGCAGGCGTCTTGTCGCTGCCGCGAGGAGGCGATCAACCTCGGCGTCTGCCATTGTGGTGGGGGGGGGCTATTCTGGCTCGATGGTGATGCGCACGGTGCGTGGGCTTTCGGTGCCACTGACGCGAATGCAGACGGGGCGAATGGCCTTCCAGGCGTGTCTCATCCTCTGCGCCAGGCCAATATCCTTCTTCGGCCAGCGCTCGCCCCGGGATTGAGTGCGCGCTGTTATTGCTTCCAGCAGCCGCAGCCACGTCCCGACCCATGG